AAGGGTTTAGACATTAAAGTGCTTTCTTAATAGCCTTTTTAATTACATCTTCAACTGTATCATACAAAGCATTAAATGCTTTTTCTTCAGTTTTCTCTGATAAGAATGGGATGTCTACATTTTTATTTAGTGCATCTACAACTTCTTTTTGTAGCTCATCACTAAATACTTCATCTATTATATCATCACCTAATTTTCCAAAAATACTCATTTTTCTTCCTTCATTTGTTTTATTTCTTGCCTTAGTTGTTCAATCATTACACCCCACTTTTTAGGTGGATGTGAATGCTTCTCTAATTCCTCTACTCTTTCTATCAACTTTTCCATCTTATAATCTAAATCGTTTTTCTTAAAAACATAATCCATTATACCTTTAACTACAGATGGGGTTAATAGTTTTAAAACGATAGGAAGCACTACTTAGACTTCCACTCTTTATACTTCAATCCTAATGTAATTAAGCCAATCCCAATACCTATACAAATAGAGATAAATGTTGCTATTGGAGTCATAATATCAATCCAACCTAAAAATGCACTACCAAATGAACTTGCCATACCTATCTGTGGGTTGCTTCTAAGTGTATCAAACATTAACAAATATCCCTTAACTTTTTAAGTAATCTTTCCTTGTTTTTTGCCTTTTCTTCAGCGAGATAGTGCAACAATAGTTTTACAGAGCCATCTAAATCAGTTAACTTTAGTTCATTCTGCTTGGCATTGTCAATCAACTTAATAACAATTCCCTCTAACCTTTTGAATCTTTCATCCAATTCTTCCATAAGTTCGTCTTGAATAAACTTGTTTTGCTTCCAAATAAAGAAACCAAAAGCACATGATACTGCAATAGGAACACCATATTGGTCGAGTATAGCAAATATATCCATTCACTTATTTCCATCTATTATCTCACCCCATAAAGAGGTTTTGCCATTAATTATCTGAATTACATGTACTGTAAAATAACCATTTTCAAAGAAATCTACAATAGCAAATGCATGACTCCAGTTATGTTTTTTGTTACCTAACCAAGAGTTCTCTTCATCGCTCATATCCTTCAAGCATCCTATAGACCAAGCAGACTTTACACCATCCATATTAGTAACACTAGCCTGTTGCAAATCATGATGATGACCATACATAATGTTACAGCCTAATCTATTTAAGTGATTTCTTGCGTGATGCATAGATGCAAAGTGATGACCATGATAAAAGTATAACTTACCTAACTTTAAGTATTTACCTGCAGGATGATAAGAGTATCCTCGCTCTTTTAATCTAACTGCATCTCTAAATTTGTAATCAAGGTATGGGTGTTCCTCACAGAATCTATTCATCCAATCATCATGATTACCTTCAATCATATGTTTTATAGGAACATTTACTTTATCTAAAGATTCATCAATAGTATCCATACCTTTATTGACATCTTTAATGTCTTGTTTTATATCATCTAGTATATATTCTAGGGGAGGTCTTTTTTTCTTTTTCCATTTCCAATGAGATGCTCCTTCCCATTCGCCTACATCTCCTAAGTCAATGTATACATCAGGTTGTACAATCTCTATGGACTTGCATAGTACATTTATAGCAGGAATATCTGCTAAAGGGAAATGCTTATCAGGAGTTACTACTGCTCTCCTTACAGGTGTTTTCTTTGGCATAACGACTCCTACTTATTAGCGTTTAAGAAGTGCGTTACAGTTCCTTTCCCCAACTCAGAGTTATAAACTCGTTTCCAATATTTAGCCTGTGCATCAACATCATCCCAACTTGGGATAGGCTTTGAATCTCTTCTATATTTAAGTCTACAAAAGGCAACTTGTAAAGCAATGTTTGATAGCAAACAAAACTCTAAATTATCTTCCTGAAGTCCAAGATATAATAACTTTTCTTTTATATGTGGTCTAAACTTCACATAATTATCTAAAGTGTCTTTGGCAGTAAAAGGCTCAACTTGCCAAAAGCCTAAAGCAGGATTACCTTTAGTAGCACCTTTGAGTGCACGATAACCTGACTCTGCCCATCCTGTCCTCATAATTAAACTTAGAGCATCATCACTATACATATCTAATACATATAGCGTTTCTTCTACGATTTCTTTGATTTCTGCAATCATTTAGACTTTTTAAATTTTTTAGATTTTTTAGGTTTACTCTTCTTTTTAGCCTCAACCACTTTTTCCCAATCATCACTATCCATCATCATATAGTGGTCTAATTCACTACACTCTTTAACTTCTTGTGTTATCTTATGTTTTATCTTCATATAAACTCCTATTATAAAAAAGGGGGCAGTTGCCCACCCCCTTTCTTGGTAGCGATTAAGTATTACTCAGCACCTAAGACAAATACTCTTTTTTGTCCTGCTGTACTTGAATTTCTTACCAAGCAACCATAAATAGTATCAGATACCATTTTAGTTCCAAGATAATCAATATCATATTCAGCTTGTACTCTTACATTTTGGCTATAAGCAATATGTAAGGCAGATTTATGTATACAGTAACCAATAGGAGTAAAGTTGTCAGTTCCACCACCTGCATTATCCATATTAGTTGTTGCTGTAGTAACATTCTGTGACATTACTATAGGCATACCAAAGACAGTTCCAATTTGTCCTGAGTTAGCAAACCCTTGACCTAATGGAGCACCTGCTGTACCATAAGACAATTGAACAAGAGCAGATAAACCTGCAAACGCTGCAGGACTAACAACTAATGTCCAATTAGCAACATCAGGGTCTTCTGCTAATACATTACTAAGTATTAATTCAAAGTCAGCATTAGAGGCTGTTTTTAAATCTGCACCTGTAACAATACCATTGATTTTACCTGAAGCACTTTTACATGAGTTTAAAAGTTCACCCTCTAAGTAATCATCAATTGCGTTACCTAAAGCATAACCCATCTCATTTGTATAAATGTTCATTAAGTCGTAGTTAGATTGAACTTTCAATACATCTTCAACTAAAGTAGCACTATATGTATGTTGGTCTACATTCAATGTTAGTTCTGTTTGAGCAGTTCCATCTGCACCATAACTTATTGCAGTTTCAACGCTTTTAGTACCTGTAGCAATACTGTCAAATTGTGGGATATGAACTTTATCTCCACCACCTGCTACAAAAGGTGACAAGTCATTAGCAAGTCCACCAAAAACAAGTTTATTCTTAAAAGCAAGTTCTACTGCAGGTGCCCATACTTCAGGTACAAATACATCATGCGAAGTAGTTCCTGAACCATTTAAACCTCCTGCTATTATTTTAGCATTTTCAAAAGCCATTTAAATTACCATTCCTTTCATGGATTATCGATTCCCTTTCATCGTATCCTGATGCCATTGCTTTCTTTCAGCCTCTGTCATCTCTGCGTAAGGCTTATCAATTGTTACATTTCGTACTGCACCAACTGTAGCCTGTGGATTAGATGTTTTGGAATCTAATTTTTTAACAATATATTTTAATGTCTTCAGACTCTCTGTCTTTAGACTCTCTCTGTCATCCTCTGGCAACTGTGATAATAACTCTTCTCTTGTTTGACTTTCATAATCCTCCCACTTTTGTTTATAAGGAGTTGCCTCATCTAGTTGTCTTTGAAGATTCTCTGATAACTCTTGAAACTTTTGTTGTTCTAAGAGTTGAGTATTCTTCTCTTCCTCTTGAGTCTTATGAAACTTTTCAATTAAAGATTCATTTTCTTGTGCCCTCTTGCGAAGTTTCTTTGCATTTTGCACTTCTGCAAGATAGAGTGACTTATAATCTGAACCTGAATCATCCTGCTCAGGCATTGAGTCTAACTGACCCTCTGTGTTCTTTTGGACTTCTTCCATAACTCTCCTATACGATTTTGGTTTGAAAAACTGTTGGAAAAATAACAATAAAGGTGCTAATAAAGCAACATATGTTTTTTAACTTATACCCATAACACTTACATCTTCTTTCATAAAATCTTCTATCTTATCAAAGATGTCAGCAGGAACATTAACTAAAACTTCCTCTTCTTCTACAGGTATTAGTATACTATTAATAAGAGTATCAATCTTATGTGAAAGCTCATCTACCTTACATTGCAACTCTTCTAATTCTTTATTTTTTTTCTTTTTAAACATGTCACTTCCCCTTTAGTTTATTGGTAAAATTCTCTATTTTCTTCAAAATATTTTTCAAATTCCAACATTATCTTATCAATTACAGTAGTTATAAAATCTGATTCAGCCTTCCACTCACTAATAAAAATATCTTGGTTATCAACTAAAACCTTATAATCATAAGTTTCAAGATTTCTTATTATTATTGAGGTTTCACCAGTAAGATGCTTTGCATAATTAGTCATATCAGGTAGGATAATATTACCTGATGTAATATCATAATAAATGTTAGATGCTATATCATCACGAGTCTTACCTGACAACACCAATAATTCATCTTCATCTGTACTTTCAATTGAAACTTGTTGTCCAACTCTTTCGTAAGAACCCTTACCTATGTAATGTCTTCTCCACCTAATTGTTGATTCTACTTGTGAATGCCATACATCCCCTTCTAAATTTTGACCTGAAGCATATGCATCTAAAAATTGTGACCTAATATTATTAGCGACATCTTTATAGGCATTATCAAGTATGTAACTCCATTTACTTTCATCGCCAATAAAGTCTAGGAATGCTTGTCGTAGATTAGACACAAATTATCCTAGTCTATTTTTTTCAAGAATATCACCTGCCTGTTCGAGGGTTATATCACCTTTCTTTTTTTGCAATAATTCTGCATCAGTAGTATATCCACGCTCTAACTCGTGAATTTCTTTACTGATTTGCTCTTGCACTGTGGTTGGATATTCAAGTTTAGTAAACTCTACAGAAAAGTCTTTTGGACTTGGCAGGGTTATATTGTTTGCCTTTGCTTCTATTCTTTCTAAATTATAAATCTCTTGCTCTAAAAATCTGTATCTTTCCAAGTCATCATTGTAGTCTGCTATATGCTCAAAGTCTTTTATCATAAGTGCTAACCCTGAAGATGGTCTATCAGCGTTACTGTCAAAAATTATGTTCATATGCCTTGATTGTGCAAGTAGCTCTAACTGAAATTTTACAGTTTCAATAACTGCACTCAAATCACCCTGTGGTGATGCTATACCAAATGTTGCTCCTTCAGGAACATTGATAATAGTATCTACACCTGTTCTTTGTATTGGGGTATCAGAATATACACCTGTAGCATATGGTTGACCAAGCATCTGATAATGTAAACCTAATTGTAGGTTGGTCATTGTGATATTGACATGTTCGTTTACAGAAACCACATCAGTTGCACCTTCGTTTATAAAATCATCAATCTGCTCAGTATCTCTTGGAAATAAAAATGGTAATACTCCATATGGATTCTGTTCTTCCATAAGAATCTTGCCATCTTCATCATAAATTAAATGTAGGTCTTTATCCCAATATTCATATTGAAGTTCATCAGTATTCCTAATGTCTGCAGTAGCAGATAAAAGTGGGTATGTTATAGCAATTGGATTTTTAGGGTCACCATTAAAATGTGGCTCATAGTAATAAATTAAATCATGGCTAAAGAATGCATCATCATCATTTTCGTTGTTGAACAATACTCTCAAGGCAGGAGTTCCTATGAGGTTTGTCATTCTCTCAACTTGTTTCATTGATAAGTCTTTTTTGCGAGTAAGGAAGTTATAGTCCTCTGATTCAGAGCCAAACAACTTTCTTCTTGCTCTGTTTATATAAACTCTTGACATCTTATCAATAAACTTTCTAGTTACATTGATTTTATACATTGGAATGTCTTCGTATATTGATGCATCAAAGTATTGTGCTATATACCCTTCAGTATTTGTGCCTGTATAATAATTAAGAAGTTTTTCAACTTCCATCCTTCTATGTCTTGATTGATTTAATTTTTCATTTTGTATAGATTCTTTTATTATCTCTTCTACAAGCGTCATTTAGTTCTCCTGTTAAACGATAAAGATTGCTGTCTTATGGGAAACCTGTTAATAAAAAAGTAGCGAAGTGCATCCATAGAGTGGTCGTGATAACCATCTTTGATTGGCAACTTCTTCAAATCCATCCCTTCTTTATGTTCAGGATATCTATAATTCTCTAAGTCTTCACAAAGTCCAATGCATTTTGGAGAAACATGAAGGTATCTTTTACCTTCTGCATTCTCTATAAATCCACGAACATGGCTTATCCCTGCTTCAATATCTCTGCTAACTCTATCTTTTACAGAGCGTACAGATATGCCAAATCTACGAAATATTTCTATATCTCCCAAACCACTTTGTGATTGTTTATTAATTCCTGCAGGGTCACCAAAGTAAATATTAACATTATAAGGCTTCTTTTTAATCATTTTGGCTAAATCTTCTGTCTTTATGTTTGACTTATGAACTATTTCGTCAATTACATTAATGTGGTACTCACCTTCTTGTAGGTAAGTTTGCATCCATATAACAGAAGGCATCCTATAGCCAAAGTCAATAGTACAAAAAGTAGGAAGGTTAGGCTGATAAGACATACGCTCAACATCAAGCTCCCTATCAAAAGGATAGACCCTTGATGCAAAACTTGTAAACTTTGCTCCATATTCTTGGTCAAATACTTCCCTAGACATATTTCTTTTAGCCTCTTGCAAGTCTGAATCACCTTCTCCACTTGGGTAAGCAAATTGATTCTCCCAAGAAGGCGAGTTAAACGAGTACCATTCATCATCTTCAAATCCTCTCAAATAAAGTTCATAAATCCAATTATATCCTTCAGGGGTTGTGATAAAGATTGCTTTACCCTTCCTGTCAGATAAGGTTGGTCTTAAATACATCTCCCAAACCTTTTTCTTCTGCTTTGCTACTTCGTCAAGTACAAGTAAGTCTAAACCTTCACCTACAAGTGAGTTAGGGTTATCAGCAGACTTAGCCTCAAATATAGAACCCCACTCAAACTCAATGTACATATCTCTGTATGATGCTCTACGAGTAGGCATTTGTTTTTTATTAATCATTTCGTTCCACACTTCACGAAATACTTTTTCTGCAGTTTGGTATGTAGGTGCTACAACCCATGCTCTTTTATTAGGTTGAGATACACATACTTCAATTTCTTTTGAGGCAGATACAGACTTACCCCATCTACGACCACAAACAGCAACTATAAATCGTGGGTCTTTACCTTCAGGGAAATGTAATCTCTCTTGACCCTTGTGTGCAGAATAGCCTGTAAACTTAAACCACTTCTCTTTGTACGCTTTTAATTTTTTATCCATTGACTTTTACGATTTTCTTTTGTATTTTTATATTAATATATATATATACTATATAGTATAATATAGTATATACTATATACTACTTAATCCTTCTATAAAGGATTAAGTATAGTATAAAACTATACCTGAATTTCACCAAATTTTTCTACTTCAAGTCTTTCCAATTCTTCAATCCACTTATCTCTTTCACCTTTGGTATGACGACCTGAACCAAGTAAAGCAAGACCAACTGCCTTTGCTCTCTTTCTATTTATGTAAGCACTATGTAATTGTTTTTTGGTTTTCTCTGCTTTCATAGCCTTATTCATTCTTGACTTTACAGATGTTGCCTCACTAATTTCACGCTCTCTTGGATTATCGTTACGACTATCTCTTTTAGGAAGTTCTATGTTTGATATTTCCAAAGTGTCTGCTACTCTATCTATAGCATTAGTATCCCTTGAATCCATATCAACAAACTCTGCATCTTCTGCATCAATACGCATGAATTTCTCAAAAGGACTCTCTACCTGAATCTTCACTTTGTTTTCTAATTTTCCAAAGTGCTCTAGTATAAGTCTACCTGCCTGAACATTACCACGCTTTGCTTCTTCTAACATAGATGCAACAACTGCAGGTAATTCAATTCCTGCTACCTCCATATATCTCTTATAGCATTCATCAACAAAGTCAGGATGACCCATCCATCTTACAACAGTTCTCTCACTAACTCCTACCTTCTTACCAATATCTTTATAGGATAAAAATGGGTTAGTTGCGAATAGTTCTATTGCTGTTATCTTATCTGTATTGTACTTCTTTTGTAAATGTTTCATAACATTAATTTATGTTTTTTCTATAATTTTTTCCAAGTAATAAGTTTTATGTTTTTTTAACATAATTCTATGTTACAGAGTATATATACACCACCTGGACGCATCCCCCAGAGGGGGCGAGATATAAAGAATTGTTTTGATATATTGGTCTAAGTGGTTGTAAATTATAGGAGTTGCAAGGGGCAACATAAATACAGATTCAATCTGTAGAAAATAACATAAAAAGTAAAAGTAACTTAGAGTTACAGAAAGAGAAAACATGAAAGTACAAAATAAAACAACATACAAACCCTTAACAGAATCAGAAGTAAAACTTGCTCAGGAAATTTACAGCAATGTAAGTCAATCAGAGCTTGAATTTTTACTAAGTGATGACAACAGAAACAATAAGGGTGAACTCATTAAATATAAGTTTGAAAGAACTTTAAAAGTTGATGACGAAACAAGACAAGTAGATACTAGAGAATGGCGTATGTTAAAAAGTCATGTAGAAAACTTACTAAGAGATAAATTATCCATTGAGGGAGAAGTGCTAGAAAATGCAGTCGCTGAATTTAGATTACATTTTTCAGATAAACTTGGAGCGAATGGATTGACTGGTAAAGTATATAACTACTTTAGTCAGAAAGATAGTTTAAACATGTTGATTAAAGCCATAACAACTAAGTTGAAAACTGGTAGTGTTACAATAGAAATTGATGGCATCAAATATAAAGCACCAAAGTTTGATGATAGAGAAAATGCTTGTTACATCAATAAATCAGATAACACAAGCCATAGACCAAATATACTTAATTGGTCAAACATTACTGAGAAAGTTACTGAAGGTTAAAACCTAAGTAACATATAGTAACAATGGATTGAGCCTCTTTAATTAGAGGCTCTTTCTTTTACAATAAAAATCCAGAAGGAGAAATCAATGAAGAAATTAGTAAACTACTTACTACTAGGTTTAGCAGTAGGTGTAACATATCAAACTCTGTATCACCTTATAATATTAGACTCACATAAAATTATAACATTGTACTGGGGTTTAGTTGTAGCGTTCTGTTGTATAACCTTAGACCAAATAAGATATAGTTAAACTATAGTCTACAATCCTATTCTATTTATAGTAGAGTAGGCTTGTATACTAATTCAAATTAGAATACATCTTTAAAATAAAGTAGCAACAACGCTACGAAATCACAGGGTTGGCTTATATTTCTAACCCTACAAAATAGGAGTAATAATGACAAGTAAAGAAGATATACAAATACAAGAAGTTGTAGATGTAGTAACTCAACATACATGGAGTCAGCAAGATAGTAATGATTGCATAGTTATATATTCAAGAGAACTTAGGGATAAGTTGTATAGCATATTCAATAAAGATGCAGGACTAAGTATTCCTGTATATAAGTATGATGATGGTAAGTACCAAGATGAACCTGTATATGACTTTGAAGAAATGGGTAATACTATAGAAGATGTTGTGCAGGATAAACTTGGTAAGGATGTTATTGTAACTATAAGTGAGGTAGAGTAATGGAAGCATATAATTGGAGTAAGATGTCTGGCAAGTTAGAAGGTATTCCTGCACTTAATACAGATACTACTACTAACAAGTTCTGTCAAGCAATGAGTAAGAAAGAAGATACTATATGTGCTCAATGTTACTCTTGGTCTATGCTTACTACATTTCGTAAGAATGCAGTACCAAGATTCAAGAAGAACTCAGACTATATAAGTAAGAAGGTACACGATAAGGAGTACCTACCTAAAGTTAAGTCTGTAGTTGCTAGGTTCAATGGTCATGGTGAGTTAATCAACTCTAACCATTTCCACAATATAATTACTATATGTGAGAATCAGCCTAAGACTACATTTACACTATGGACTAAGAAGCACGAGTTGGTCAATAGTGTATTAAAGAAAAGAAAGAAGCCAAGTAATCTAATCTTGGTTTACTCTAACGAATACATAGATACTATTGCTAAGTTACCAAAGAACTTTGATAAGACTTTCAATAATGTATCTTTCGATAGTGATAAGATAAATTGTCATAGAGCTTGTATAGATTGTATGATGTGCTATGATGTAAACGATAAAACTACTACTATAGTAGAGAAAGTGAAGTAAATAATGAGTAAACATGAAGATGTTCAAAACATAATAGGATTAGTCAGTAGACTAAACAATGATGAGCTTAATGAAGTAATAGTATCTTGCCAACATAGAAAGAAAATGTTGAGTACACTTAAGAAGAACTCATTCACAATAGGTGAAGATGTTTGGTTCTTAGACAGAGGTATGAAAGTCTTTGGCACTATAAGAAAGATAAACAGGAAGTATATAGTAGTGCAAACAGATGAAAGAACCCAATGGAAGTGTTCTCCTTTGTTACTTAATAGTGTAGAGGAGGAGATGAGCAATGGCTAAAAAAACTAACAGAGTAAGAGCGTTTGCTCCATTCATAGACAAAGAGCATCAACAGGCAATACTAGATGAAGTGCTTGATGTGCTACCAAAAAAACACCATTTTAGATTATATCTATATCTTGGTATGATGGACTCTACAATAGCAGAGGGTTATGGAGGTAGTAATGACAACAGTTAAGATAACCAAAGAACATATACTACAGAGTACGCCTGATGATTGTTACTACTGTGCTATTGCTATAGCAGTAAAAGAATCAAGTCTATGTTATGATAATGAGGTTGTTCAAGTTGAAGGTGATGGTACTATAAGTATTGAGTTCAATATTAATAATGAGCCTCACTCTGTAGAACTAAAGCATATAAACAGAGAGCAACAGGTTACAATAGAAGACTTCATAGCATGGTATGATGTTACATTTCCAGAGTATAGGGATGAGCATAAGGATGAGTTGGCAGAAGCAAACGAGTTTACAATATACTTAGAAAGGTAATACTATGTGTGAGATAATTATGATTGCCTGGGCAGTATGTTTAGTCTTCATTGGTA